CAAGAATTCACAAGCCGAGAACCAATGTTCAAAGTTGCTATCTGTCGGCAAACCAAAATAAGAAACTAATTCTTTTTCTTGAGTTACTTGTTTACGTTCAAAACAAGGACCCCAAGTAAATTTACCAACCATGGCAGCATTTTGAGTTGCTGTTTGGGCTACACCTAACGTAGCATTATACTCAGTCCAAGAAACAACTGGAGAAAGTGAAAAAGCCATTATTCACCCCCTCCGTTGCCGGTAATACCGACAACTTTGATTTTTGTGCATTTCATTTCTGCACCTCCTTTATAATACTATGTATAAAAATATCTCATTTTTTGTTATCAATTTTACTAAATTTTTTCTTGATATATATTATAATGGGTTTGTAATGAAGGGAAAGGAAAGATGGTTTGTTAGCCCAGTAAAAAAGAGTAGGGCTAACACAGGCAGGAAGTCTTTTAAGCAAACTGTTTCTTTGACTTCCATCGCGCCAAAAGGGCACGCGCGTGGGAATATGCCCATATCAAACAGTTGCCGTAATGCCCAAAAGGTGGCTGCGGATACGAAAGTCCGTTTGACTATGAGTGGAAGGTTCCCAATAAACCTCCTGAGTAGCCTACCTAGATGTCTGGTGAAAGGGTCATCGATCGTAAAAATTGGTAAGTTTCTCCTCCTCTGGCCAGACGTAAAAAAGGTTTCCGGTAAACCTCCTGAGTAGCCTACCTAGATATCTGGTGAAAGGGTCATCGATCGTAAAAACCGGTTTTCAAAATTAACGAAAGGAGAGAAAAAATGTTTATTCAGTATGAACATTATGGCACGAAGGTATGGGTTCGGGAAGATTTAAAGGGAACACACCGATCGCATTGTTTGTGTTTTTCTTGTACAAATCTAAATCTTGCCGATCGTGAAAAGAATTGTCCTATTGCTAATAAGTTATACCAATTTTGCGTAGATCATAATTTGACAACGCCAGTATTTGAATGCCCAAATTTTAATGAGGGTCACCCAACGTATCCGCAGGAATGAAAGAATGAGTGAACAAACGTTAAAGGCATCCGAAGAACTAGTCAAGAAAATCATTACTTTAAAAATTGATAATTCAAATTTACGACGTTCCATCAAAAATATGGAAAAGATTCAAATTAATCTTTTTAATGAAATTAAACGCAGATTGCTTGAAGATGAAGATGAAGTTGAAGAACAAGATTTCACAGACAAAGATCAAATTGAATTCTTTGTTAGTAGAATTAAGAAATGCTTTAAGGGTCTTTTCTTTGTGAATAAAGCAAAATTGGTTAAGTATATCAAACAAATTGTTGACGATCGACTTGTTCGTAAGGAAAGCATCATTGATGCTAAAGTGAAACAGAAGCTAAATGAAAATCTGCAATATCAAGAAAGACAAGAACATCTTCTAATTAGTCAATCGAAACTTGATGCTCAAACAATAGAAATTCAAACATTAGAAGACGATTTAGTTTTACTTTTGAAGTAAGGAGGAAACAAATGGATGATGTTCAAGAAAAACCCACTTTTAAAGATTTAGATAATTTAACAAAAGAAATATTCGTTTTAAATCTACGAATTTATGAGGGCCATAATAGTTTAAATTTTTTAAAAGATACGCTTGTTTTAACTCAATTAAGAATGTCGGCGGAAGTTGCTGCCGAAAAAACGGAAGATGGAAAGAAGAAATTTTCTAACGAAGACCAGCGTCAGGTTGAAGTTAAGAAAAGATTAAGTGAGCAAACGAATTATTATCAAGCAGAAGTTCATATCAAAGAAGAAGAATATGAACTTAAGTTAATGGAAATTAGATTACAATATTTGCGAGACAAGTTAACAAATCTAAGACTGTTTCTACAAGGAGAAAAGAATGGCCAGTGAAGTAAAAATTGTAGTGTTGAAGCATTCCACAACTCAACTTATTTCACGAGTTGAAGAAAAAGGTGATACTGTTATTTTAGAAAAGCCGGTTCGCCCGGTAATGCAACAAGGCCCAAATGGTAGCGTGCAATTTATGATGCAACCTTGGATTCCTTTATCTTCACAAGAAAAACATGAAATTTCTAAAAGTGATATTTTGATAATGGTTGATGCTTTGGCGGATATTGCAAACGTCTATATTAATAATACGTCAGTTTTAAAGACGCCTTCTTTAGCTGAAAAAGATGTTATGAAGAGAATTAAGTAGAAACCATCATCAATAATTTATCGTTCTCTTCGCTGGCATCTTCTTTTATGCCGTGTTCTTCTTCTGTTCCATCAGAAACAATTATGGCAGATAATTCCGAATCTATTTGTGATCGATGTTCTTTTAATATCTTTTCTCTAAAGGTAATTGGCGAACTTATAAAATCATCAATAAATCTGGTTGAATGAACGTAAGCAAAGTTAACTAACCCCATTACCATATCGTCGTGGGAATCCTCATCCGAAGCTTCGTAACTGTTTTTAACTCTAACAAATTTATACAATTCCCCGATTGTATCATAATCTGTAATGAGTAATTGATCTCTTTCAATTAACGTTTTTAATTGCGCGCATCCTAAACGTTTAGATCTAACAGTCATTCTTACGCCGTTATCTTTTTTGCCCGCTTCCATGTAAACTGTTGCTTCAGTTCCAATATCATATAAAAGGATATCCAAGATATCTTTTCCAAACCCCATGTTATTTTCCAAAATAACTAAGACTTGGTCGTTGCCATACATCTTAACTAATTCATCGACTATAGAAGTAAAGGTTTGATAAGGGCATTCATTATCACGGTATGTTGCAACTTGTTCGTAAGGATTGGTTGATAAATCAATAACAGAAATTGTATAATAATCTTGTTTTTTGCCTTCACTTGTATCACATGTTAAAGCGTAATAGTGGCCCGGAATTATTTTTCCTTTTTCTTTATCTTTATATTTTAAAATGGGTTCCTTATAAATTTTCAGCTTATCTTCATAAAAGGTTTTTATAGGTACCTGATGAAATAATTGAGTTAGCTTTGTTCCAGAAATTAATGTGTCACTCGACCCAATAAAAGCGCATTCAAATTCCTGGTTCCACATTTGTTCGCCAACTTTAGAGATTGTTTCTTTTTTGAAATTATCATCGCGTCCAGGAATTTCATTCCATAAAACTTCTAACGGTATAAATCCACTTCGATCATTAATAGCATCAAACCAAAATTTTGCAAAATGATTATAGCCTTTTGTCGTCGACGACAAAGTAATTGTGGATTCTTTTGATGAAGAAATTGTAGGATAAATGGATGCTAAGAATTCTTCTGCTAACTTATTATTAACTGCAGCTACCTCGTCCCAAAATAAGTGTTTAATTGGAAAACCTCTTAAAGCACTTTTAGATGTTGCCGCGCATAAAATACGCGAACCGTTTTCTAATTCAAATCCTCCAGATTGCCATGTAGTAACTCCTTGTTGCATCCAAAAAGGCAATTCCATATACATATCTTCAACAAGGCTTACAATTTCAAAAGCAATTTTGGCGCCGTTAGCAACAACACCGCAAACTTCATAAGGAAAAAAATTCATCCAATATAAAAACACTCCAGCAGTTACTGTTGTTTTACCTGACTGCCTTGGATTTTTAAAAATATTAAAACGATAGTTTATCATATTCTCGATCATTCGCGTTTGATATGGGCGGGGATTAAAAAACACCTTACCACTATTATCAAATGAAAGTGTCTTTAGATAGTTGTTAAAAAAATGATATATTCCAGTTTTTGGTTCACGGCATTTCATCAACTCGTCCATCTGCCATTGGGAATAAGGGATTACAACGCCAGCTTTTCTTAAATTATATCTGCCAAAGAAAAAATCTTCTTTTCTTGGTTGATATACTTCTTCTTTACTCAGTGGCATAAGGATCACCACTTTCTAAAGCATCTTTTCTTGCGTCTTGTAATTTAAAAACATCTTTTAACGTTCCAACAAAGATAGCATTTTTTATTTGAGTTGTGTTAGAAGTTTGTTCATTTTTAGGTTCGGCATCTTTTCCAATTTTATAGATTTCAGCAACAGTTTTAGAAGCTTGCAAAATTTGTATACCACTATTTGACATTGTCTCTAAAAGTCTAGCAGCCACTTCCGCAATTCTTGGATGGGGAATTGTTCTTAATTCTTCTAAAAGAATTTGAACAATTTCCTGGTTCACCTTCATTGAATCTTTTAATTTCTTTTTTACATATCTAAGGTCAGCTAGTAAATCCCCAGATGTTTCTTCTTCGATAACCGGTTCACTCGTATCATAAGCATCTTCACCCAAGCCTAAAGTATCTTCAAGATTTCTTCTTACTCTCACAACAACCTCCAAAAGTATTTATAAACTTATCTAAGGATTAATAGTAGATGTTTTCGTTATTCCGTCTTGTATAATTGTTTGGGTTAGAACCCATTCATCATCTTCTTCTGCTTCCCATGGAGTTACTTCTAAATCTTGTTCCCACCATGTATAAGCATCGTAAGCGTCCATAGCATCATAATCACGAATTTTAACAATTGTCTTTTTAATGACATCTGCTTCAACATTTGCCTTATATAGAAATCCTTTTAGTGTAAAGGATAAATCCCATTGTATAGTTCTGTTGTTTGTATCTTCGCCAGAATCTAAATTCAAATTTCTATTTACACTATTTAATTCTACCGATACCTTTCGACTAATTCCCAAAGTTGGCATTTCATTGACAGAGATAAAAAGATGAGGTTCAAAATATGGCAAAATTTGTTCAATGATTTGATTATTGTCGGATTCATGAAGCGCCCAAACTGTCATTGAAAAATGAAAATCCCAAGGTGATGGTTCAAAGAATTTTATCATTTTATTTGGATCGGTTAATCCACCATCTGTTCTATAAGCGTTAAGAGAGTTCTTTTTACGTTCTGATGCAAAATTCATTGAAGTCATATAATAAGATATTCTTGGTAATAGAATAGAAAAGGGGTCATTTACTTTATTTGCATACTGCATCAATTGATAGTAAAATTTATCTTTCGAAGATTGATGCAAAGGAACTTTTATAGATTGTGTTTCAATTACATCATAAGGATCGGCTCTTTGAATATAGATATTTGTAAAGATAGAACCCAGGGCTATTGTGTATCTGCGAATAATGTTATGGAAAAAATATGTGCTACTTGGCATTTAACTCCTTTTCTTTTTGTTTTTCTAATCTCTTCTTTAAAGCGAAGTTATAATTTGGGTTGTCAGTTGAAAACTTTCTATCTTGAATATACTTTCCTTTTTCACAGAACTTCCAACCGAATGCAAAGTTAACTAATTCCATTGTACCATTACATTTAGGACAAGGTCTTTCTTTGTCCTCTTTTTCAATAAACTTTTGCCAAGTCTCCTCAATGTAATGGCCACAATTTTCATCCTTACATTCCCACGCGTATATCGGCATCTTACTAACCTCCTTTAACTATTTAGAGGATCTACTTCTGAATCATCAATAACGTTATCTTCTTCTACTTCACCTTCTAGTTTTGGAACATCGTCCAAACCATCATTTGTAGATATAAGTGTTTCAATATCCGGCCCAATATCCGCATCTGTTTCTAACGCTGGCATTGGATGCTGTGTATATTTCAGTCTTGTACTTTTAATTGTAAATAACGAGACATTGCCTGATTGATAGAAAGGGGATTCCATATCAACGTGGGATATTTCTAAAACCATTTTATCTTTTTGCCAAGGAACATATAATAAATCACCAATCATTGGCCGATCCATTCCAGTATATTTTTTAAATTGATCTATTTGAATTTTGAAAGTTGCTTCATCTTTTATTTCCATGCCAAACTTGGCAAACATCTCTCCTTG